TGATGATTGAACGAATTTACATTCCAACTGTTCGTAGAACCGAGAATCAAATTACGTTTAATAACCTCCCTATCGAATTGCAGAAAAAAGTTATAATGGTTGTAGAACCAGGCGAACGTCACCTCTATAATTACGATTGTGAATATCTAGAAGTCCCAGAAAAAATAGTAGGTACCTGGACTCAATTAGCACAGACCCGTTTGTTCATTCATAAACATGCTGGTGCGATTAAATATGCAATGGTCGATGATGATATTATTATTAAGCGAAGAAATGCAAAGTATTGGACAGGCAAATCTAATATGGAAAAGTCTAGACGACCTGCTACCTTAGATGAAATTCTGCTTATGTATGAACAAGTGGATAAGTGGTTAGATGAACCTGTTATTGGAGTTGTTGGACTTTCGAGTGCAGATACACCTCCGGGCAACAAAATCTACCAAGATACAACCAATGTAAGTACATATGTATTGTACGATGGTAGAATGATATCTGAGGTAATCGATGAGATGGACATAACTTCGGTTAGAGTATCAGAAGATATGTTATTCCTCTTTGAGGCATTATCACGAGGCATCAATAGCCGAAAATCCGAAGAGTGGATGTTTGATAATAGAAGTCAAGTTGATAAAAACTTAAAAGATTCCAGAATTGTTTGGAAAGGTATGTTTGAAGATAAAGACACACCAGAAGATTATTTCCAAACAAAAGAACATTATGATTGTATGAGATATATACAAAAGAAATATCCACATGGTGTTAAAATATTTGAAAAGGACGGCAAGATGAAAAATGTCAAGTATTGGAGTAAGGTGTATAAGCCTTCAAAATCTAAAACTAATTCCCCATTAAGTCAATTTATGTGTTAGGAAGTGAATGATAATGTACAAATTTAATGAAGATAAAAACTTAAAACTACTTGAGAAACATATTAAATCAACATATAGTTCTCATTACTCTAAGAATAAATTTCAAGCAACAGAAATTATATTTGATGCTGGTCACGGTGAAGGGTTTTGTATAGGTAACATAATAAAATATGCTTTAAGATATGGGAAAAAAGGTGGTCATAATAAAGCTGACCTAATGAAGATCGCCCATTATGTTGTTATGGCTATGCATTTACATGATGAGAATACAACTGTAAAACAAAAAGATGATGGGAATGATATGTCATGATAAGTGCACAAGAACAAGACTTTGCTTCTCAAAGAAAATATGAACAAGACCAATATGATACTGGTATTCATTGTACAGCATTAAGAGAACTCTTTAGATCTGTGGGGCATGAACTGGTTTCATATAAGCATAATACAACCAGAGATGAAGATTATAAAGGCATAGATGGGTATGCTATGTTTAAAAACTTAAAAGAATATAAAATTAGAGCATTATCAACTGATTTTAAAATAAGAAGTTTTGATAAAGGCGACCTCTTATTGAATATGATAACAAAACATCGCACTGTAGGTTGGGCTTTAAATCCAGATAAGAAAAATGATATTCTTGTAACTATATGGCAACCTACTAGAAAAGCTTGTTTAGTCTTTCGTGAGGATATGATAAATGCAGAAAAGTTTCTGAAGAGTAAAACTCTTATTCCAGCACCTGATGGTCAAAAAAATATTGCTGTTTCGTTTGCTGAATGTAAAGAAAATTTCCCGAGATTTATCGGTCCTGTATATTTTTAATAAAACCTAAGGAGTTATACATTATGAAATGTTGGCATTGTGATAGTGAATTAATATGGGGTGGCGACCATGATATTGAAGAAGAAGATGATGAATATTCAATGGTAACGAACTTATCCTGTCCTTCTTGTGAAGCACATGTTATAGTTTATCTACCAAAAGATAAAGAAAACGGTTGATAACTTAAAAAAAAGATAAAAAAAGATAAAAAAAAGCTTTACTTCCTTGTAAAAACCCTATATGATATATGTATATTAAATAAAAATGAGGAAAATTAAATGATAAAATCTAAAATTATATACCCTAATGGTAAATTTGAATATTTTAATTCTTGTGAACTAACTGCTCTTACTGATTTTTATAAAAATGTTGAGTCTATGTTCTATAAATTTATATACCCTGATGGTGAAATTGAATATACTAATTCTTTTGATCTACCTGAATATAACCGTTTGAATAAGTTAAATAATAATAAAGTAAAAGTTGACTTAGTAGTAGTTGATGAAAATGGTATTAATAAATTCGCTTGAATAAATTTAATAATTAAATAATAAAACTGAGGAGTAAATATTATGAATAACATTCAAAAAGAAATAACAAATAAATGCTATACATATAGAATTGGTACAACACGTGCAAGATTTAAAAATTCTTTTGGTATTAATTGTACTACAATAGTATACGCAACCTTAACTGAATCTCTTAATGTTGAAGAAATGATGGTATCTTTATATAGAAGTCCTACTTTCTATACAGATTTGTTGCAAGAAGCTTATGAATACAAATCAAATAATAAAGAGTGGAATCGTCCTGGATGGATGACTGGTGTAACAGAAGTTGAATTCTTTGATGACATGGCTGATGAGTTATTTGATTACTCAAGAAATAAAGATGTAACTCGAGAAGATGTAAGAAAAGCAGAAGATAGACAAAAGGGTAATTCTGTTAAAATTATTCCAGTAGCTGGAGAAGATATTAAACCTGACTATTCTGCAGTGTTTATGTATATGAGAGAACCATCATGGCATTATACGATAAATGGTGTTGACTGGGAATAAATTTAATTTAAAAAAAGATAAAAAAAAGCTTTACTTATAGATTAAAGTATAGTATAATAATGATATAATAATAAAACTGAGGAGAATATATTATGATAGCAAAAACAAATAGCCAAAGAAAAAGACTTATTAAACAAATAGCAAAAGAATATGGTATTTGGGTGCCGAAACCTACTCGTAAAATAAGAAGACCCAAAATGTCAAAAGAATTAGATACACATAATATTAATCATTATACCGATTCATCTAAGTATGCGGACCAATTCTATGGTGATGCCGTTCGTGATACTAAAAATATGGATAATGATTGGAACTAGATGATGTTATCTAATTTAGACTCTTTTTTAACTGATGATGTGCCTTTTGTAGAAGAAATATCATGTCATAGATTAGTACCATTCTATCTTATGTCATCTTATCTATATTATAAAAAAGATAAGAGTGTATTAAGTGATGGAGATTATGATATGTTATGTAAACGTTTATATAAAGAATGGGATAATGTAAAACATCCTCATAAACATCTTATTGATAAAGAATCGTTATTAGCTGGAACTGGCTATCAATTAAAATATACTAATATGATAATGGGTGCCGCAGAAACTTGGTATGGAGAAAACGAATGACAATGCATTTATTACCTGTATACTTTACAACTACTAAATTCAATGCAAAGAATAAAAAGAGTAGTAAGAAGTATGAAGAAGAAAAGAGAAAGACCGATAAGTTATTAAAGAAAGTTGGGTTTAAACAAGGCAGTAAATATAAATTGCCTATGCCAGATTATAAAACTCCAACTTATAATACCAATAACAGTATTGGGAATGGAATTAAGAAAGATGAGAACAGATACACTGGCGATGAGATAGTTGGTATTGGTACTATGCATAAATCAAACATGGTGCCTATTCGTAGAAATAGTAACACTGCAATAGAAATTGCAACGATGAGAAGAAATTAAATTAAAAAAAGTATTTACTTTTATATAAAAATAGTATACAATAGTAATATAAACAAATAATTGAGGAGAAATTATTATGGCTTTAAAAGGATTAAAAGGAATACAGAGGAAAAAGATTAAAAAGGTAGTGGTATTAACCGAGGCTCAAAAACTAGCCAACAATGAACGTATGGCAAAGTTGAGAGAAGCTAGAAAATTAAAAAATGGTAATGCACCACCTAAACATATTCATCCCTCTGTTGTAGCGAAACCTAGTTCAGATCCATTAAATATGGATAATGTTAGAGAATGGATAGCACACTCTAAAGACTTACTTACTACACAAAGAAATGCTGTAAGACAAAAGATACCAGGTGCTTTAATGCAAGTGGAAAAGCTTAGAGGTTATATATCTGATATGGATTACTATCTAAAGAATGGTGATTGGATATCTAACTATTATGGTAAAGAAGCACAGACTAGAATTAAGTGGAGAACCATTGCAGAGAGTAGTGGCACTAATGAAGATTTCTTTACTGATAATCTAATGATTATTAAAGAAGGAAGAGGAAAAGGAACCGTTGTCAGAGCATCCGAAATAGAAAGTGAGGATGCTTAATGGAAAATGTATTTGACAACTTCTTAACAAAGAATAAGTTCACACAACTGATACAAGATACAGTCGGTGAATATAGGATATCTTATCTCGAGGCAGTTATACAAGTTTGCGAACTAAATAACATAGAACCAGAAGATAGTAAAAAGTTCATTTCTCCTGTCATTAAGGATAAATTGGAAGCTGAGGCAAAACAGCTTAATTTTTTGCCAAAAGATAATACAATAACGTTTGAATAATAAAGGAAACAATAATGTCGTTAGAAAATTTAAAAAGAAACAAAGACCAAATATCTAAATTATTACAAGCCGCTGAGGCTGTAGGTGAAGGTTCCGGTAGTCAGCAAAAGTCATATGGTGATGATAGAATATGGAAACCGACTGTTGATAAAGCAGGTAATGGATATGCGGTTTTAAGGTTCTTACCTTCAAAAGAAGGCGAAGAACTACCATGGGTTAGATATTGGGACCATGGATTTAAAGGTCCTACTGGTTTATGGTATATTGAAAACTCTTTAACATCAATAGGTCAACAAGATCCAATATCTGAAATGAATTCTAAATTATGGAATACAGGTCTTGATGAAGATAAAGCCTTAGCTAGAGAGAGAAAGAGAAGACTTCACTATATTGCGAATGTGTATGTTGTTAGCGATGCTAGTAATCCACAGAATGAAGGTAAAGTGATGTTGTTTAAGTTTGGTAAGAAAATCTTTGAAAAGGTAATGGATGTTATGCAACCACAATTCGAAGATGAGAAACCTATAAACCCATTCGACTTATGGGAAGGTGCCGACTTCAAACTTAAAATAAGAAATCTTGAAGGTTATAGAAATTATGATAAATCGGAATTCTCTGATAAGACTTCTTTATTTGAAGGTGATGAAACTAAACTTGAAGCTGTTTATAGTCAGACACACCCTCTTAAAGAGTTTACCGAACCAAGTAATTATAAAACCTATGAAGAGTTGAAAGCAAAGTTAATGAGAGTACTAGGTGAAGAAGTAGAAGATACTAGAACTCTTAAACAAGAATCTCAGATGAATGAACCAACGGTTTCTCCTCAACCTAAAGTTCATGAACCTGTGACAGCAGAAGAAGTTAATTTTGATAATGATGAAGATGAGACCATGTCTTATTTTGCTAAACTTGCTTCTGAAAATTAAGAAAGAATAAAAACTTTCTTAAAGGGAAAGGGGCCTGCGGAGACTGGAAAGTTGCATGCGGACCCCTTTTTTTATGGGTTAATCAAAGGGATTCCACCAGCTTTTTTTATCGCTATTATCAGTTGGTACTGCATCTTGCAAAACTGCAGCAACAGAAGTACTGTTGTTAGTATTACCCACATTTGCTAACCCAACATTTGTAGATGCTGCACCACCTTGTTCTTTTAATCCCTTTTGGTATTCATCTACTGCTTTTTGAAGCGCATACTTGTTAGCTGCATCTACAGCTGCAGCATCCTCAAGACTCTGCGCTTCCTCCGAATCTTTACCTATACCAAACTTACCCAATACCCTACTAATTGTGGGAAACTTATCCTTAATCATTGCACCAAAATCAAAGTTAAACAGTGATTTGAACCAGTCGAAAACTTTTGTAACAACACCTTCTGGACCGAAAAGGAAATCTTTGAATGAGAATTTCGGTGCATCGGGGTCATCTGAATTAAATCCTAATTTATCAAAAATCCAATCAACAAGCATTGCAACTGGGGAGAACAAAAGGCCGCCAATTGTTTTATAAACTCCTAACACAGTCGTAAATAATTTACCTATAGCGGCCGGAAAATCTGAAACCAATAACTGAAACCACTCAACAACACCTGTAAGCATATCTTTAAACATTGCTGTAACATCAAAACCTTCTACCCCTTCTGCCGCTTCATCAAATCCTAATTTTTTAAGAAGCCAACCTACAGCTTTCATTAACATATTAACGGGCCAACCAATAATTGTATCAAATATACCTGTTAATCCTCCTATTATTCCACCCATAATACCGCCTTCTTCATAGCCTTCCATAAAACCCTTAATAGCACCTACTATAACTAATATTGGCATAAATAAACGACCAAATAGTCTACCTAAGAACGAAACAACCTTCATTCCCTTACTTAGTCCTGGTATGATTGAACTAATAGTTTTAGAAATGTTTCCAATTCTACTCAGTATATTTTTGAGAAAATCTCCTATTGCTTTTCCTCCAGACCCAAGGCCTTGAAATAACTTTCCTATCTTAGAGAAACTTACTACAGCTATTCCTGCAGTTTTTGTAACCTTTGTAAATGATTTTAATCCTTTACCCATTAACGTACTAAATGAGGTTAACCCCTTTCCAATAAGTTTAAATGTTTTTACAGTAAGTGTAAAAGGCAACAAAAGTAATCTACCTATTCTAAATTTCATGATAAGTTTAGTAAGTTTTTTAAAAGGCGCTATGATTCTTTTATAAAAATCCATTATACCTAATGCAAATCCACCAGCAAAAACTGCTATGGCGGTAGCAATTCCTTTGAATCCAAATTTAAAATCAAGTACTTTACCCATTTTACCACCACCATCACCACCAGCACCAGCACCTTTTAATTTGTTTTTTTCTGCAGATGATTCTAATTTATCATATTTCGCAGCTTTACCAATCTTCAATTGTTCCATTATTGCTCTAGACATAGTTCTAAGCAAAATCGTGTTTTCAGATTGTGTTTTTCTATCGTGTTCGGCATCGCTTATTAAGGTGTTATTGATAGTGTCTAAAGTTGCTGTTGCCATTTTAA